ACTGAATACTGACCATTTGAACTCAGTAGACCTCCCCGGCTGTTGAGCGTAAAGCCTCCTCCTGCCGTGAAGGTCATAACCCCGGCACCGACCTGCTCGAATGTGATCTCGTCCTCCGCCGCATTTATGGAAGCGTCTATCGTGATCGCGATTGCGGCTGCGTTATTGAACCTCTTGTACTTTAGATTGTCGGCCGCGACCTGGGTGTAGGTCGTGCCGCTTTCGGTCTCGATCACCCGGGTAAACCCGAGGTCAGCAATATCCTGGACCGTGGTGCGCCGGGAGTTGGCACCCTCCACGACATGCACTTGTTCAGTACCAGCGAGCGGGCTCGTAGCGGCCGGTAGTACACCTATTTCTTTATCAGCCATTTGCGTCTCCTGAAAGTATCAATACGTCATCGCCATCGCTAGCGTCGCCATTGAGTAGTATGCGATCTCCTCCGGACTGTTCATCTCCGCTAAGTAGGACTGCGTCCTTTGTCCAAATGAAAGGCACAAAGGAATATGTGGCGGAGGTCCGCACGTCTCCCCCAGAGCGCCTTGCTGTGACCCGGATTTCCGCATCAGTTGTCGCGGGTATAAGATTGAGGGAGGAATTCCCAAAGTCTATAATGGCGCTTGTGCCAGATACCGTTTGATTTAGCGCCGTTCTTTGGATACCTGCTATGAACACGGTGATGTTGTACTCCTCTGTCTGATCAGGCGTCCCTGCCGCGTCGTTCTCTAGGACCACTGTACTAAACTCTGTGCGATCGCTAGGGCGCCAGTTGATCGTAATCATGTCCCCGAGCGCGATCGTTATGTCCAAGGCCCTTGAGCCTCCAATGTCGAGCAGACGCGGACGGAGCGGTCGATTGGCCATGCCTGCCAAGGTTACGCTGCTCTCGGGCACGTCTCCTGGGTTTTGACCGATCGAGCCAACACGGTCCAGAAGCTTATAGAACAGGGTGCCCGTGTCGGTACGGTCCTCGTTGAACCCGCTGCCAAACAGGGCCGAGCTGAGTTGAAAGACGCGGGTGTCTTCTGCGTGCGTTAGGGGCCGCGAGCCGAATAGGCCTCGATAGATGTTGTTGAACGTAAACGTGCCGTCCAGGTTGTCCGTCACGCCGAGGAAGCCCATGTACTCCCCATTTACGTACAGTATACCCGTCTCGCCCTCGCGCAGTTCGGCGAGGTTGACCGGGGCCTCTAGGCCATCCGTCCCGGTCACGCCGTCTATGGTAAAGCCGGTCGTGCTGTCGAAGCCGGTGGCGAAGCCCTCCAACTGGTCGTACGATCCTGTCAGCTTTCCGGTGGCCGGGTATGGGGTCAACTGGGGGTCGAAGTACTCGAGGTCCCCCGTGGCGTTACCGTGGTTCATATCGAAGCCGGTGGACGCAGTGCCAGGCGCGACCGGCAGTGGGAAGACCATGCCGAACCCATCAGCAATCGGGAACTCGACCCGGTTGGCGAAGAAATAGGGCATCTCCACGACGCTGAAGTCAAGTATCTCCTGAGGGTTGACTACGGGATCCGTCCAGCCGCTGTCCCCCGGGGGAGCGAACAGCGTCGCTCCGATGGCGAAGCGGTCCTGCAGGCAGGTCGCGACCATCGTGCCGCTGGTCAGCTTGCCGAAGTCGAACTTTTGGACCCGGAGCACAATCTGCTCGAGGTCATACTCGTCCCAGTTTAGCACGAAGACCGAGCCCGGCCGGAGCTGGTAGGCGTTGCGGTTAAATTCGAGGGTGAAGCGGAACAGAGGGACGCTTGCTTGCGACAGCTCGCGCGCCGCCAGAGCATTCGCAACATTCTTATCGTAGAGGAACGGAAAGGTCACGCTGTCCGTCCTCAGCTTGCCAGTCTGTGCAATTACACCGCTGTCCTGGGCAATTGCAACGCTGTCACTCTCCTTGTTCCGGTTGCGGTACGTCACCTTTACCTGGCCGCGCACGTCTTCCCAGGAGCTTCGGGAGAAGGAGCGAACCTGAACCACGTCGTCTTCGTCAAAAACAGGCAGGTCGTCGATCACGTAGTCCTCGCGGATCAGCAGCAAGCGAATGAGGCCCGTGTCCGGGTCCTGGTACATGATGCCGTCGATCTGACGCAGTATCTCCGTCAGCACCTGCTTCGCTGGGTTTTCCGAGCTGATCAGACACGAGACGCCGTTGCCCTCGAGCCGTAGCGTCTCACCCGCGGTCGCGAAAGAAGACAAGTCGAGAGCTGCTGGGTCAATTCCAAGGCCGTACCAACCGTCTGTGATGATCTGGACAATTGCCTCCGCAGGGTTCATGTCGTCGCCCGTCGGCCCGCCAATCCGGCCGTTGTCGGCCAGAGACAGGGTGTTCGTGTATTGAGAGAGCACGAAGGCCATACGGCGAAGCTGCACGCTCTCACCGATGTTGTTTTGCTGGAGTACGAGATGACTCGTGCCGCGGTAGGCGCCAATCGCGTTGCCGCCCAGGAAATTGTCAATGTACGTGTTTACAGGCTGGGTGAAAGAGCCACTGTAGAAGGTGCCACTGCCGCTCCAGCCGCCTCCGCTCTTATACCCTCCAAACAGGCCTCCGCGGCTGATACTTACGCCGAAAGTCTCGGCCTCGTTCGAGTTGCCGTTCCACACGCGGTCCTCATCAATGTATATCTCGTGGATCGACACGCTGGGACCAAGGCCGAGGGCCAGGTCTAGGGACAGAAAGTACTCGTAGCCCACCGTGATGGTGCGCTTCTTGAACAGCCCGACCCGAACGCGCTCGGTAATCGCTCTGGCGGAGAAGTCCCCATACCATATCGTGTTCGGACCCGAGTTGCGCACCTTGCCCAGGATGATCGCGATTGAGCCATTTTCCGTAGCCTGAGGCACCTGGATGGCATCGAAGGTCTGAGGGCGCGCGTTTTCGATCGAAGGCTCCGGGGTGAGTAGGGCCGTCAGGATGAACGAGAAGACGAAAAATGCAAGCTGGAACCAGATCATCAGATTTTGCTCGTGAAGGGGTTACGGTTTGGAACGACGTTGAACCCGCCGAAGTTCTCCCGATTATTAAACTCGTCGCGGCAGGTCTCGAAACTGTGGTCGCATCCCCTCACGATCGTCACGGTCTCACCCGAGGTCAGACTAGAAAAAGGATACGTGATCGTAAGGTCGTCGCCGACGCGCCGGGTAATCATCCGGCTCTCTCCGCTTGCAGCCACGACGCGGCCGATCCGCACCTGGCTGTCTGTGAGTGTCAGACCTGGCACGCGAACCGTGGTTCCACCGACCTGAGTGGCCACGACGATCTCGGATACCGACACCTCAGATATGCCGCACCGAATGTCTGTGAAGGCGTGATTACAAGGCGCCTGGTACTTTGGACCAGGTACGTTGCCGGCCAGTACAACGTCGAACACCGATGGGACACGGAGCTTGGCGATGAAGCCCTCTACCGTGAAGCCTGTTACTACCCCGTCCCACAGCACCACGCTGTCAGCCGTGTCGGTGTCATGCACTCGCAGGAGCTGAAGCTGAAGCTCAGGAGGGGCCTCTTGGTAGGCGTAGTCCCGGACAAGTTCGAGCTGGTACGGCAGGGTAATCTCCATCGCCAGCTGGTTTTCCTCCTGAGTACTGAGCTGCACCGCGTTCCGCTCGATCGTCGTCGGACTGAACAGCTCGCCGGAAACGCTGACTTGCTCCTGATACGAGGTGTATCGGTAAGTTTGGAAGCTTCCTACGAAACGGTAGCACTCGATCGGCGCGCCGTCTTGGGTGCTGGTCTCTGTCATTGCGTAGGTCATTAGTTGTCTACTGTCCTTGTGTTCCAGGTGTACTGGGTTCGGGTGATGTCGTGGGAGCGCCGTATCCGGTCGTCCCCTCGTACGCGATTGAGGAAGCTAATCATAGTGATGTTCAGGGCGTTCTCATCGCCTGGAGCTAACGATGGCGATATTGTTAGAGTAAGTGAGCCGTCAAGCTCGCCCTCCGTTGCAGTGACCTGGTGGAAAGTTGGTTCGAGTGTCTTATACTGAAGCATAATATACTGCCACGTTGGAAACTGCGAAAAGAAAGTTTCGTAGTCTTGGTTGGTCACGTTGATCTGGGATGCCCCAAGGGCAGGCACCGCGTTGAGCTCGAAGTCCGGCATCCATGTTGGGAGGAAGAACGCCTTTTGAGCGCCACGGACCCGATTGATAAACGCGCGGAAGTAGTCCTCGCTCGTGCGATCGTAGCGGTTGAACGCCCACGACTTTGGTCCTTCCACGACAGAATGCGGGTCAGCAAACTGCTCCACCTTGATCAGGCCCGTCTCGTTGTCCAGAGCCTCGACGCGGCGGCTAAAGTTTTCCTGCAAACCGTTGCGGATGAACCTCTTGTCCATGATCGGCAGGCCTCCAATCTCTTGTATGGTCACCACCGCATTGTCGCGTTCGAGCGGCGGAAAGGAAAGACTGTCCCCCGTAACCTTCATGCGACCCGTAACCTGCTGCGTCGTGATTCCCGAGCCCATCTCAAGCAAGTACGAGATAGCAGGAAACACGACGAAGTTCGTGTCGAGCGACTGAGACAGATTGCCCGCGAGGGTAGCCCCATCCGAGTTGACCACGGTCACGTTCCCGATCTCAAACACCTCGGTCAACGGGTCCAGGAACACGATTGGCTGCCCGGACTGGACCTGGGTCAGCTCGGGGTCGAAGAAGACCTGGTTGGTGTTAATCGGACTGTCCTGCGTCAACCGGGTCCCGTGCATAAACTGAGGCACCGTGGCGGCCAGACCCATGTTGCGAAACAGGGTGATATACTGCTCACGGCGCTGGCGGAAGTCGATTACCTCCACGTCGAACGAAATGGAGCGGCGGGGGTTCTTGCGCAGGGCGATACGTTGCTCCGTGTCGTCGAACGCGCGGATGACCTCAGTCAAGAACTGCCAGTCCTCAGTGACCGGCACGTCTGGTATGAGGGTGAACGTCGAGGCGATCGAGCCAAAGAGGGGCACGACCACGATCTCGTCGTCAAAAGTCAGGGTGATCGTAGCGTCAATATCCGTGTTAGTTGACCCAATCTGGTACACAGCCGGGAATAACACGCCCGCGTTAATGGTGTCAGGCGGCTGTAGGTCAGACGTGATGATCGGGTCCGAGATGGCGATGCTGTTCAGCGTCTGGTTCTCGGGAAAGGTGTTCCACAGCTCGTAGACCAAGTCGGTGTTGAGGGGCGGGTTGACAAGCTTGATCTCTACGGGCACGACGTAAAAGCGGTAGCGCATGTCTGTCGTCGGGCTCGCGGCCAGGTGTATCTGTCCCGAGTACGGTGGGGATCGGTCGCCGCGTACACCTCCTACGTTGGAGGAGCCAAAGGCTGAGAACACATCAGGGCCTGCACCCCGAGTAATGCCTTGCACGTAGTTGACCGTATTGGACTGACGTACGTCTGGCCACCCGCCAGGCAGCTCAGTCGTGATCGGCCCGGGAAAGATAGAGGGCCAGGACATTTAGACCACCTTGCGATAGGCTAGGCAAGCCTGCCCAGACGTGACGATGTTTTGGTCATTCAATAGAGTATTGGCAGTCTGCTTCGTCCAAGGGAATATCTGCCACGTATCCGAGCCAAACGATACCTCATCTCCCGCCGAGTAGTTTGTCATGTTACCCTGCCGCACGTCAGGAAACACCCCACACCATGTAATTGACCCACTTGATCCCGTAGAGTTGACAAGTATGCAGGGCAGTATCTGAAGGGATATAGCTCCTGTAAATGGCGGATTTTGAGTAATGTGCATTCCTGACCATCCAGGCTTGTAGCCTACTGACGAAGCCGACATGGTATTTTCAAAGTCTCCGCCCATGCGAGTACTGTCCCACATTTGAGCTCCCCTTTTTATAAGCGTATTCATAGCGGGATAACCTGCCGCGCTATCGACAGGCGTGGGTGAATGAATTATATAGCTTGTATCCGAAGAACCGTCGTCAGCCTCCCCTACTGCTCCAGCAAAAGGCCAAGAACTTCTATTCAAAGAGTTCCAATTCCCAGAGCTACTTCCCGAACCTTGGCTCGCTGCATACCCCCGTCTATACATTGAACTCACGTAGCTAATGCCCCCGTGCGTTAGACCTTGTTTGTTAACCTCTCCGAAACTAAAGTGCTGAAATACCCGAGGGTCCGGACCATTTGTGAATTCGAAGCACACATGGATATAATTGCTGCCAGACGCCGGATCAGAGAAAATAAAATAGTTTGTGATCGCGAATGTGGCGTTTGGAATTCGAGCAGAAGCATCGCTACCCAACGCTGCATCCGCAGCTGCAGATGCGCTATCTATACCAAGACCTAGAGCTCCGTTGGTCGCCGTAAATGTACCCCGTGTCGACCCAATTGTAAAGTCGGTTTCCGTTTCAGTATAGGTCTGTAGGTCCACGAACGTATTGCCGATGGTCAGAGGGAAGCCCGTTCCGAGACCATTTGCCTCTGTCCATCCGTCTGCAAGAGCGTGCGCGATTATCGCGTTCTGTAGATCCGTAAAAGTACCTGATCCTGTCGTAAATGCCATTGTCTTAAGCCTCCAAGACGCAGAAATAATCTTGCCCGTTTCTACGGGTCCGATGCGGAAAAACGCGGTATGTATCCGCACCTATGGTCACCGTTTGTTCGGGAACCACGAGACTACCTCCTACGATCGCCTGGATGCCGATGAGTGTACCAAGAAAGCCAAACGTTTGGTCGACTACTGTGACCGGTATGATTGGTAGCTCATTTTGCTCCGTGGGCTCAAGGCGATCCATCCAATGCGCATTGAAGCTATCATCGTCTCCGATAGGTGTGAAAGGCCATGTTCCGTCTCCAGCTTTTCCAGTATGATAAGGCCAAACATAGCCGGCATTAGGCGAACTTTCCGGGAGGCCTATCTGGGAGCTATCCGCCTTGTTCTCTATCGTGTACCACATGTTGTCCCAGCGTAAATATCGGGCACACCCTTCGTCTCCGGGGTCGTGGGCCATATTGTTGCGGTTCGACGTATCAGACAAAGGAACCTGATCATCGTTTGTTGCCCCAATGTACAATGGCTGAGCCCATTGTGTTGGTAGGGCATAGGCTCCCATAAAGCCAAGATAGGCACTCGTATAGTCGTCAGTCCCGGACTTAACAACTACATGAATGTGTAGGTCATCTATGTACAGCCAGTAGGTCACCGGATCAGTATCGAAGATCAAATAAACTCGATTGCTGGTGTCGTAGTTTTCCTGGAACTCCTCTGTGGTGAGCAGCGGGTCCCAGTTTGTTGTACCAAAGCATTCCAGAGAATGTAAGCCAGATGAGAGGTCAAAGTGTCCGAGCATACCTACATATACCCGGCGGGTTACGTCGTAACCTGGGCCCTGCCACACGAACAGGTCGTTCTCTAAATAGTTGAGTTGATTGCTATCGCTGCCTCGTCCGCGTCGTCGACAGACGGTCGTACTGGCGTGCTGGTTGTAAAGAGTACCGTCGTCGAAGGTATAGGTCATCGAGCTCGTCGGCAGCGTGCTGTCCTCGTACATCGTGGTCCAGGTTTTTGCGTCATTCGACCACTGGATAGCAATTGGGTCTGGGGCCTCGCTGACGTCCCCGTATGTCGCGACCATTTCGCGAATAACCGTCGGAGACCCAAAGTCATAATACAGCCAGAACGCCGAGCTGCCGATACTTGCAGAACCAAGCGGATTTGTTCCGCCCACAAGATC